GAAGTACAAATTACTGAACTATCTGATCCATTAATAATAAAATAGTTTACCTGTGCATCTGGGAATGTAACAGTTCTCGTTGTTCCGGGAGAACCAGTAAATTTAATTACTGCGTGTCTTCCATTATTATCTGCTGTTCCATCAGCAAAAGCTAAAGTTACATTGCCAGAGGCAACACTTACTTCGACATATCCACCAATGGCATCATCCAACAGATCAATAAGATTTTCATTGAGTTTATCACCCCATGTACCCTCATTTTCTCCATCAGTTTGCTTAATAAAGCCTAGTTGTGTATAATTTGACATATTATTTCCTTAATTTGCGTGTCCAGTTGTCCAAGTTTCAGTTCCATCAGAAGTTGTATCTAATAGAGTCCAGAATTTAACAGTTCCAGTAGCTAAAGTTCCCCCTTGACCAGTAGCTGAAAAATTTGCTGTTCCTGTAATAGCGGCAAAAGATGCAAGAGAACCTATAGCTCCTAATTCTGGAGTAGTTGCTTCTGTTACATCAGCATTAGCTTGAGGTGTTTCAGAACCTAAAACTAAATCTGCAGCAATACCTGCTTCAGATATTAATGCTCCATCATCCCATCCATTGTCACCATATGCACCAGCATTGTATCCACCTGTACCAGATGCCATGTTTAGCTAATCCTAATTATAGCTGTATTATACGCTGCAGATGGTAATTGAATTGTGAATGTACCTGCTGTTGAGGTATAATCAGAACCAAAATCCAATATTGCAACAGATGCATTTGATTTAGAATTGTTGTAGATCATAGCACCACGAGCAGTAATTGTTGCAGTAGTCCAAGCTGGATCTGCTGCATCAAAATATGCTACGTTATTACTAGAATCAAAAGCAACAGCTTGACTAGAGAGAGTTGCTCCCCCTGCTGTATATCCTGTTCCACTTACTTCATTTGAAGTAGTATATGCTGATGTAGTTGCTCCAAGTGATGCACTTGATGTATATAATGCTATTTTTAAAGTATTACCACCATTTCCTAAGTTGTGCCCACCATCTAAACAATCTTGTAAGAATGTATCTGTTAATGTTTGCGTTATTGCCATTTAATTTCTCCTATGTAGTCGCTTGTTGTATATTATTTTCTCCCAATACATTCATGGGAGCATTATAATCATCTCTTCTTCTTCGTCTTGTTTGATTATTTATTGAGTCAACAGAAGCCTTGTATCTTGATGAATAAATTTGTAAATCTTCTCTATTCTTACTAAAAGTACAAGCCTCCATTAATGCTCCAAACAAGATTAATTCTTGTGCATTTTTTGTTAACCAATTTGTTGTATTGGTACTTGATAATGGATCTAATCGTTGAACGTAGCTCATTTCTATTCTTAATGCAGAACTTGGTGTTGGTGCTACTAAAATTTCTGTGTCATTATAATCAGCAAAATATTTTGGTGATCCTGTTGTTGCCGCTGTGGGCCAGTAATCATATATATATTCGTCTGTTCTTTTTTCTAAAAAATGTCTTTTGTTATCAGAATCAAGATATAAAAGATGTCTTACAATTAAAGCATCAGTTGGTTTTGTAACAAATCTGTCATTAGCATTAAATGAAGAATATGCTGTATTTGTAAAAGCCTGTGGGTCTATATCTCTTACAATTCTTTGTTCAGCTATTCCAATAAAATTGTCTGTTTCATTAGAAAATTCTGTTCCATCATTTTCCATCCAATCTTTAAGGTCTTGCGTTAAACTCGCATATGTCATTGTTGCCATGTTATCTCCTAACCTACATCATCTAATAATGCTGCTACTATACATGTTACTGTTGAAGAAGATGAAATTGCATGTATATCAGCAACAGTTGTATTTGGTAAATTTGCAAACCAAGAATGTCCTGCTGCAATTTTAATTCCATCTGTTACAGAAGTAGAAGCAGTTCCTGCATCTAAAACAATATAAACATCATTTGAAGAATCAGTATTTTTAATAAATAAAAAATTAACTTTATCTCCTGTAGCAACAGCAGTTGGTGCTGTATCATCATCTACAGCAGTGTAATCTGTAAAATATCCTGCAATTAAATCTGTGCTTGCATTAGAAACACTTGTTAATTTGTAATACCATTTATCATTTGCATCAGCAGGACTTATACTTACGCTACCAGAAATAGTTTTAGCTATTTCATCTGGTAATACAGTTGCTGTAAGTGTTATTGAAGCATCATCTGCCATTATTTACTCCTTTTGCCTTCTTTAATAAGACGTTGTTCTCTTTCTTCATATTTTTTTACTGCTTCTGGAGATAATTTTCTTATAAAACCTTTTTTAGGGTTTTTTATTACTACTGTTGATTTTATAGGTGTAACTGTAGCATTAGCCATTTAAATCTCCTCTAAATATTTTTGATTCTATTCCTGTAACTTTTACAGTTACGTCTTTACGACTTTTTTTTGTCGAAATGTTTCCAGAGTTGTCCTTGAAACTTGTATTGTCCGTAGTGGATGAGTTCTGAAGAAAGGTCTGCCCAGATTTCTCCTCCGATTTTTTGCCATCTTCTTGAGAAAGCGTAATCTTCTGATAAATACCTTCCATCTTCATCCTTCATTGTATCAAAAAACAAATAAGTGTTCTTTGAATCATATTCTTTGCCATTTAATATTTGATCTGTATTGTAATGTAACTCTGGATACTCTTTTATCATTTTTAAAAGACATTCTTTCTTTATTAAAAGAAATCCAGTAGCCGCATCTAATACTTTTGCGAAACCTTGTTTAACTTCTATTTTATCTTTATCTTCAAAATTTAAAACATAAGGTAAACTTAGTGTTTTATAGTCTAAATCATCTTTTACTAGCTGTGGAATAGCACTCCAATTAATTAATTTCATTGGATATGGTGCACAAACTACCTCATGATCAAAATCTAACATTCTTTTGACAATTTGAGGTTTAAATCCTATGTCAGCATCAACAAACAACAAGTGTGTAGCATCTTCATCATCTAAAAAGTTTGCTACTAACGTATTTCTTGCTCTAGTAACTAAAGATTCCATTCCAAGTGTTTGTATACGAAAAGGAATCTGTTCTTGATTACAAAAAGTTTGTAATTCTAACATAGAATGGAAGTAATCTTCACACAACCATCCACCATAAGCTGGTGTTGCTACAAATAATTTTACTTTATGAGACACTAATCGATACACTACCTAAACTTGCACTAGATGTCAATGCTGTAACTAATGTATTGCCTGTCGCTAAAGTAAAACTACCTCTTATTCTTTTATCTGCAGCAGTAACACCTAATCTTTGTTGTAATGTATTAACAGATCCATTATATAATTGATCAGAACCATACAATTTTACTTGTGGACTAGCATCTTTTAATGCTTCTGCATCAACTGCATGTTTTTTTGGTTCTAATTGAGGATGTTTAGGCTCAAATTCTGATTTATGTACTAAAGAACCATTCCATTCTTTAACCATTTCATTGTATGGATATGCAAAACCACTTCTATCTGATACAGCTTTAGCATATTTACCTTTTGCAAATGCCATTTTTAATCCTCAGACTCATAACAATTGCATTTAGGGCATCCTTGATCTGATGTACATTCACAATCATCACAAAAACACGCACAATTAATGCATTTTTCACTATCTAATTTACATTTTTTTATATTATCCATTAAGCCCTCGCTAATTTAGGATAAATTTTTAAATCAACTTTTTCTCTGCCATCATCTATGGCTCTTTTAAACTCTTCTTCGTATTGTAATTTTAATTCTTGTCTTCTATTAATATCTATTTGTGGTCTTTTTTGTGCCATATAAAATGCAAGACCACTAACTGCACATGGTAAAAAACTATCTGGTATATCTATACTTTCTGTAGAAGCAGTAATATCTTCTATTCTATTTCTTCTACTATAACGAAAAACGTCTGTAGAATTATCTGGTGTTGGATATAAATATACTACAGGTGATGCTCTTTGCATATCTAAGAAAAACTGTGAAGGTCTTCCTTTAGTTGCTTTAACAGGAATATTTAAGTAATCTTCTCTGTTTATTCTATCCATTTGAAAATCAGTTCGTTGACTGTTTTCTGTTCTCGATATGACAGCTTCTAATATATCTAAAGTATAAGAATCTAATGTATAATTTGCTGTGCCTTCAGTAACAGTTTGAGTTGTTTCATCTATTGTCCATAGTTGAATACCTCTGTTTGCCCATTCACGCATCATTATATTAAGAGTTCTTCTTGCACTACTTGCTTCTTTCCCTGTAGTAGGCTCATTGCCTATACGAGATAAAGCCTCATCGATAATTTCATCAACATATAAAGTAGATGTTTTAGTTCCAGAAGTTGCCATATCTTATTCCTAGTATGTTTTCTTTAATTTCATTACAATTGTATAATGATCTAAGTTAGTGTGACCACTTGTTGTTAAGTCAATATCACCATCAATACCACTGCCAGCATTATTTTTAATTCCACCAAATTCTGAAAAATTTAGATGTCCTTGAACATTACCTGCTGCTGCACTGCCACCTAGAACTAATGCTTTTACATTACTTGTTGCATTCCATTCTATATCGACACGCATTCCACCAATATCATACCAAATTTTTTCTATGTCAACTCGTGAACAATCTGTTCCATCTCTTGATTTTTTTAAAGCTGATACATCAACTTTTTTAACAGATGATTCACCATTACCATCAGAAATATTAGTAAATTTCATTATGGCGTGTTTCGATCCAACAGCGTCATATATTGTTTGACTTGTAACTGCGTCTGCCATTTTGTTTCTCCTATGTAAAAAAAGGCTAGGACTTTTACATCCTAGCCATTATTGTTAATATACTGAATACTCTATTTCAAGTGTTCCACGAAAAGCTGTTAAAGCTGTATCACAAGTAGAACCTGCACCCATATATAAATATTTACTTGCTATTGCCGCAGTAATATTAGGATGAAATACATGATAAGTACCCGCAGTTGCGTCTAAATCAATATCAATTTCAGTTACTGAATCAGTAGCAGAAATTCTTGGATTGAATGATGCTACTCCTGCACCTACAATTTCTGTGCCAGAAGATATGCCACTGTTAGTAGCTGTACCTGAAGTTGCACTTAATTGTAAGTTAGCTAAAGAGTTAGCGTCACTTGCCGCCGCAGTTGTAATACCAAGCACTACTTTATGAATAAAGAATTTACTTGCTGTTACTAAATCATCTGGGTGATCTGTGTTTAGTTCACCTAATTCTACTAGAACATCATTATCTGCATAAGTTGTTCCTGCAGCATTTGTACTTGCCAAACTAACTGCAAAAGTTTGTATTTTTCTAGTTCCTAATGAAATTAATTGTCCAGTTGAGTTAATGCTAACTCCTGTTTCTGTTATTGCACCAGTAGTAGCGGCTTTGTTAATTACTTTAAAACCCGCTTCTGACCTTACTGCACCACTAAAAGTTGTATTAGCCATTTTATTTTCTCCGTAGTTAAATCATACCATCGCTTCTACGATTGTCTGCTAGGGCAGTTGGTATAATTAATTAATCCTAGATATAAAAAGGGGGGAAAATCCCCCCTAGTTTTGTACTTTATTACGCACCCGGTGATCCAAAAATGGATCTCCAGTCAGACCATCCAAAAGAATATCTTTCAGACGCTTTGAAACGCATATTTCCAGATTCAAAATCCGGTTCCATAGAAGTTTTTAATGGTCTTCTTTGGAACATTTTTAGACCAGAATTTACCATGTCTGTGAGAATGAACCATGCATCAGTATCAGTTAGATAATGATTGACAGCATATCCTTGTGGAAGGATATTCATTTGTCTCATTGCATTGGCATCATTGTCAGCAGTTCCAACTCTTAATTCTGATTTTAAGATTCTTTGTGCTGTGAAAGCTAAATCTTTAGGGATAATTAACTTTCTTGCGTTAACAGCAACTGGCACATTTCTGTCATCCACAAAACCACCAATCGAAATGATTGCTGACTCTAGTGAAGTCTCAGATAAATCTGCAGCAGTTGAAGGTTCGTTAGCAAGGTCTCCAGCTTCAAGTGTAGGGTGATCTGTAGTCATTAATGCTTTACCATCTCCACCTACATAACTTGAACTAAATCCATTGTTAAGAACATTTGCAGCTTTTACTTGTTTAGTATAAGCCATTGAACGTGCTAAAGCAGCAGTGTATCTTTTAGATAATGTATCATAAAGATTATCCTCTACAGCTTCCTCAGTTACTGAGAATGCTAAAGCGATAGTTTCATGTACATATCTAGCAGTCCATTGCTCTGAAGCTGTATCATATTCTACTGATCCACCTTCTGATTTAGTTGGTGCAGCACCAAAGCCAGAAAGAAGTGTTTCTTCTTCAAAGGCTCTGTCTGAACTTTCTTCGTTGAAAATTTCAGCATGCTCACGTTCCCATCTTTTGTACTCCAAACCAAATAAGGCGTGAAGTCCCGGTTCCAACTCTTTAACGAGTTGTGATCTACTAATCGGCATATCTTACTCCTTATTCTATACGCCTGCTGTACCTTGATCATGTCCGATCAGTTCATGTTCCCATATAACTGCTTCTAACACGCCATTAGTACCG